ACATCATGTTCAATTCAACAAGTTGTTAACTAAATATTCAAAGAACAAAAAAATTTTAGAAATAGGAGGATCAAATATAAAAACTGCCAAAGAAGTAATGGGCGTAGATAAAAGTATTAAAAAATGGACATTAGTTGAACCCAATATAAAAAGTGATTCTAAAATAGAAAACATAGAAATTATTGAAGAATTTTTTGATTCAGATAAATTATATGATACAGATATGGTGATTCATTCACATACATTAGAACATATGATGGATCCAGATAAATTTTTAAATGATATTTCTAAATTATTAAAATATGGAAACTACAATATTTTCTCTGTACCAAATTTATATAAATATTTAGAAAATAGATTTGTTAATACAATTAATTTTGAACATACTTTATTTTTAACTGAGGAATTTATAGATTATCTTTTGTTAAAAAATGATTTTTACATCGTAAATAAAACTTATTATGAAGATCATAGTATTTTTTATGTTACTAAAAAACAAAAATGCAAAACTCCAGACAAACCAAACTCATATAGTAAATATAAAAAACTATATACTGATTACTTTAATTATTATCTAAATTTTATTGAAGAGACTAACAAAAAATTAGAAAATAATGAAAAACTAATCTATTTATTCGGAGGCCATGTTTTTTCACAATATTTAATAGCTCTTGGATTAAATACAGATAGAATAGAATGTATTCTAGATAATTCAAAACTAAAACAAGGAAAAAGATTGTATGGAACTAATATGATAATTAAATCACCAAATGATGTAGATTTGGATGATTCAATAATAATATTAAAGGTAGGACAATATAGAGATGAAATTCTAAACCAATTATCTGATATAAGTAAAAATATAGAATTTTATGAGTGAAATGAAAAAAACGATATTTTGTGATATAGATGGATGTCTAGTTAAACATAAAGGAAATTTATCTACTCAAATAACTATGTCAATGGAATTATTACCAGGTACCATTGAAACAATAAATGAATGGGAAGCTGCTGGCCATAAAATTATTTTAACTACAGGAAGAAAAGAATCGATGAGAAAAATTACAGAAGAAATGTTAACTTCTCTGGGAATATTCTATGATCAATTAGTTATGGGTTGTAATAGAGGTCAAAGAATTTTAATAAATGATCTAAAACCAGATAATGTAGCTAATACAGCAAGAGCAATAAATTTAAAAAGAAATAAAGGAATACAAGATATAGAACTATGATAGTAATAGCGTCACATAATGGAAATAATCTTCTTAAAAATTTAGTAAGAGATATTCAACAATTTGGTACAATACCAAATGAGGAGATATGTGTAGTTGATAATTTATCTAATAACGAAAAACATTTAGAATATCTCAAAGAATTAAAAGAATCTGGATGCAATGTTCTTTATAATGATAGATCAACTTATGAATGGGGAGCATTCAAATATGCTATTGATAGATTAAAGGCTCCTGAATGGTTTTGTTTGCAGGATAGTATTAGAATACATGAAGATATATTTTCACTTATCAAACCTAAATTGACTACAAAAAATGTATGGACAGTTTGGGATTTCGAAATGGCACATGATGATGGTGAATATCGTAAAGGAGAAATTGATAGGTGGGGAACTCATATATATCAAAAAGGAATTTTTGCATCTATGTTGTTTGCAAAAAATGAAATATTCCAAAAATATAAACATTATTGGCCAATAGAGGAAGGCAAATTTGGAAGTCAAATGATACAAAGGGGCATGGCTATTATATTAGAACGACATGGAATAAAAATAAATAGCATTGATCACTATGACCATACTAGAAGTTTTAAACTTCCAGAAGAAGGTGGATTTTCTTATATTACTAAACTAGCAGGAGGGAGAGGATGATAGATTATATTAACTCTAATAATTTTAGAGATATATCAGATTTTGTTTTATGGGATAATAATTACAAGCCATTTACTTTTGACATATTAAAAAAGAATGCAATTATATGGTGCAAAAGAGATTATATTTTTGAGTTATTTAAAAATCTCCAATTTTCTGGAAGGAATTATATTTTAATTACAGGAGCTTCTGATTATGAAGTTGGATTAAGGGAATTTTCTCAAAAGCCTAAATGTATTAAAAAATGGTTTGCACAAAATGTAAATTATAAACATCCTGATTTAATTTCTATTCCTATAGGTTTGCACCCTGACAGAGATATTGACGAGGCCCATTTAGATGTATCTTGGTTTATTAATAAAGTAAATGAATTTAAAAATGTTCCAAAATCTAAAGAGACTCTTTATTGTAATTGGTCAATGCATACTAACCCTAATGAAAGACTTCATATTATTCCAAAACTATCCCAGAATAATATAAAAACTAAATGGGATTATCCTGATTTCACCTCTGAAAGAAAAATATTAAATACAAAAGAATTTGAACTATATAAACAAGGAAAATCTACCATACAAAAAGTTAGTACTGTACACGGATATTATGATTATTGCAATGAAATGTCGAGATATCAATTTGTGGTTTCTCCTCCGGGCAATGGTATAGATTGCCATAGAACATGGGAAGCATTATACATGGGATCTATGCCCATTATTTTAAACTCTATTCTATACGATGAATTTACAGAGTTACCTATTATTAAAGTAAATGATTGGACAGATGTAACATATGAGTTATTATACTCTTATTTGAATAAAGAATACAATTACGAAAAACTATATATGAATTATTGGATAAAAAGAATAATAAATGATTTTAATAATTTATAATGAAATTACAATTTTAAATAAATACTTTTATTGGGACATAAAGGATTTCTTGGATCTTATTTATATGAAGATTTAGAAATTCTTTTTGATATTTTAGATAAAAGAAATATTTATGATAACGAAAAACACAACTCCTGAATATATATTCGAAATTATTAAAAAAAATTTAATGAACTTAATTAATTCAGCTGCATATGAAGATATAGCAAATCATGTCATTTTAACGCAAAGTGACATGCAAGAATATATGAGAAATTATAAATTATTAAAATCTGATGCTATAATTTATTGTAAGACTGATTTTTCACCTTTATTATTTAAACATTTAGCTTTTTCTGGTAGATCATATAAAATAATCACACACCACTCAGACTATCCTATAGACCAACATAGATTTAATTCTAAGCCATCTTGTATTAAGAAATGGTATGCTATCAATCCAACATATAAACACCCAGATTTAATTCCTATTCCGCTTGGAACTAAAACACCTGAGGGTAGAGCTTATCACGAACCGCAATATAAAATAAAATGGTTTGAAAAAAATAGAGAAAGATTATTTAATTCAGAAAAAAATACATCAAGAGTTTATTGTAATTGGGGAGATACAAATCCTGCACGCAATAACATTATAAAAAAATTAAAAGTTGGATATTTGCAACAAAGTGGACTTTCATTTGAAACTTATTGTGAACAAATGGCTCAATATAAATTTGTGATATCTCCTCCAGGAAATGGTTTAGATAATCACAGAACTTGGGAAGCACTTTATTTAGGATGTATTCCTATTGTAATAGCTAATCCTATTTATGATAGCTGGCAATTACCTATTCTACAAGTAAAATATTTTTCGGAAATTACAGATAGAATATTAGAGGAATATCTTGATAGAGATTGTAGTTATGAAATGTTAGATTTTGAATATTGGAAAAAACTTATAAAATGATAATAGTATTAAATTTAGAAAGAGCGTCAGATAGAAAAGAGCTTTTAATAGAGCAATTTGATAATCTTAAAATGAAATTTGGAGAAGACTATATGTTTTTTCCTGCTTATGATGGAAAAGATATTATAAATATGTCTATGCAAGTTCCTATTGTTACAGGAGTTGGATTAGGAAGAAAATTAGAAAAAGCTGAAATAGCAATTATTATGTCTCATTTAGCGGCTTTACGGCATGCAGAAGTAATGAAATATAAAGAAGTTATAATTCTTGAAGATGATGTTGTATTATGTGAAGATTGGAAAGTTAGAATAAATTTATTAAAAGAACATATAAATGAAGACTGGGAATATATTTATTTATCTGGGCATTCTGATTATGTAGACATTCCAATTGTAAAAGATCCAATTGTAATACCTGCACCAATGATGGTAGGGGCATTTTCATATATGGTAAAACCATCTGCTATTCCCAAACTCATAAAATATGGAATGCAAATAGTTACAACTTATGATGATATGATTACTCTTAAAATTAAAAGTGGTAAACTCAAGGGATATGTTTATCTTCCATTTATGACTTATCATAATGCTAAGACTTCTTATATTTGGGGAGAAACTTCTCAAAATCATTCATCTAAAGCTCGTTTTAAAAACAATATAAATGACTAACATAAAATATTACTTAGTTACAGTTGATAGACTTGATCATAAGGTAGTACATAAATTAACAAAAGAAGAAAGAAAATCAATTATTTGTTATGCAGTTAATCCCGCTAAACCAAAATTAATAACTCCCGCATTACAAGTTATAAAAGAATGGGAACTTCCCTGGCATGATAATAGATATCAGACTCTTCAATATTATGAATATGGAACTATAGTTCATTGTGTTAAAAATCCAGAATTATTAGAAGGATTATCGCATGTTGGTTTACTTCACTATGATGTATATTTTCCAGAAAATTCTGTTAATGAAATAAACGAAACTTTAAATAAAAATCCTCATAAAATATTATATAACACAATTAGGAAAAATAATCAACTATTTTTCTCAAGAGATCAATTTAATAATCTAGTAGATTTTATGTCTGAAAAATTAAATATGAAAATTGAGAAGGATAAGATATGGGATAATATCTGGATAAGTGAAGCGTTAAGTGTAACCCCAGTTGAGGTATATAAGAAATTCGGAGAATTTTTACTTAAGCATCAATATGAAATAGAAGATATATTGAATTCTAATAAATGGGGAATAATGGATAGAGTTAAACATAGACTTTGCGGATTTACAGAAAGAATGTGGGGAATGTATTTAGTTTCTACTGGATTAGAATTAGAATTAATGCCGATTATACATGATTGGGAAAGTTACCAACATGGACACTTAGAAGATAAACAAAATTTTTTAAAACAATTTTAATGAAAATAGCATTATGTTTATCGGGTCAACCCCGATCAATTAAAGAATCATTCGGTTATATAAAGAATAATCTTATGATACCTAATAATATTACAGATGTATTTATCCATACCTGGTGGCGCCCAGAATGGAAGGATAAAACATTTATTAATCATCATTCTAGACCAAATCATAATTTCTCAGGAACTGAAATTGAAGATATAAAAAGATTATATTCTCCAAAATCTCTATTAGTTGAAAATGATTTAGATTACCACGAACATGTTAAAAAAGAATATGCCGAAAATGATGATTATATATCTCAAGAAAAATTAAACATTATTAATACGTATTTCGGATATTATTCAACATTCAAAGTTAATGAATTAAAAAATAAATATGGGGAAGAAAATGGTATTAAATATGATATGATAGTTAAAACACGTTTAGATATATGTCCTTTAAAAATTTTATCATTACAACATTTAGATTCATCTAAATTACATGTCCCTACTGTTGGTTTTGGTGGAACTGAAAAAGACTTAGGAGATCTATTTGATGTATTTCATGTAAACGACATTTTTGGTGTATCTAATAAAGAAAATATGGATATTTTTTGTGATGTTGTGAATAACTTAAAAGAAATTGCTAAAAGAGTTCCAGATCAAGCAGGGAATGGCACGTTAGGAAATATCTTAGCACATAATAATGTTAAAGTTCATATATCATGGTTAGATAGACAAGATATAAATATTTATAGAAATTTAAAAATAATTTAAAAATGGGAGTAACTGCACAAACTTTTAATTTTCAAAATAGATGGCTTAAACCTAAACATAAATCTATTTGTGAACTTGGTGACCAACAATTTAGTTGCTGTTTACCCTTTCCAGAATTATCTTGGACAAGAACATTTTTTAAAAATAAAGGATTAGATTATGATTCCATTGATTTGAATGGATATGGCGGAGCTTTAATGCTTGACATGAATAAAGATATTGATCACGATAAACAGTATGATTTTGTAACAGATTACGGCACAATGGAACATATAGAAGATTTTTATATGGGGTGGAAAAATACTGATAAATTATGTAAAGTCGGAGGATTAATGGTTCATGTTCTTCCGGCTTTAAATCATTGGCCAGATCATGGAAGCTGGAGAGGAGATAGAGCTTTCTTTATTAAATTAGGAAAGGAACAAGAATATAAAATACATGATATTCATACTGAACCAACTGCAATATCTCCTGGCCATCCATCTGATCAAATTTATATTGTATTTGAAAAAACAAAAGAAAAAGAATTTATGTCAAGAAAAACATTTGAATCATTTGGGCCAGTATTAGCACATCCTATAGAAAAATATTTACCTGGAAAATTAGGAGGTGGAAGAAAATTCTAATGAAAGATACATTATACATATGGCATCATTTAGGAATAGGAGATACATTTATATGTAATGGAATAGTTAGACATTATGCAAAACTTTATAAAAATATTTATTTATTTTATAGATATCCTTATAAAGAAAAAACTAAAAGATTATATTCAGATTTAAATAATATTTATCTAATTGATGGTGGAACTCATGAAGACAGTTTGGCAAAAATTTGGGAAATGACGCATCCCTCTTCTCTTCTTCTAAAAATACGAATTGATAGATTACCTAATGATAAAACATTTGATCAAGTATTTTATGAACAAGCTAAATTACCATTTGAAATGAAGTGGTCAAATTTTTATTTTAAGAGAGATTTAGAAAAAGAAAAAAAAGTTTTTTATGATATATTAGGTTTAAAAGATAACGAAGATTTTATTTTTGTTCATGCTGCAACTAGAGATCATATTGATCTCATACCAAAAAATATTTCTGAAAAAATTAAAATAATAAGACCAAGTGATCAATCAATAGATATATATGATTTTTTATATACTATTGAAAAAGCTAAAGAAGTTCACATGATGAACAGTTCATTTTTATGTTTGATAGATTGTATTCAATTACGTAATGATAATTTATTTTATCACAAATATTTAAGACCGGATAGTGATCAAATCTTAAAATTAAATTGGAAAATATTAGAATAATGAAAATATTAGTACCAGTATCTCTCGGAGAATTATATGATAAAATTTCTATTCTTAGAATAAAAGAAGGAAGAATAGAAGATAATAATAAATTGTTAAACATAAAGAAAGAATTAGAATTATTGTTAAAAATAGCAGAAGAGCATCCAATTGATCATTACTATTATTATGATTTATTTAATATTAATAGTTCTTTATGGGGAGTAGAAGATAATTTAAGAGAACTAGAAAAACAAGAACTATTTGATGATTCATTTATAAATTTTGCAAGAAGAGTATATGTGTTAAATGATAAAAGATCTAAAATTAAAAAAGAGATTAATGAAAAATATAGTTCTGATATAATTGAAGAAAAATCTTATACAAAATATAAATGAAAAAAATAGCAATATCTTTTGCAAATGCAAAATACGCAAAAAGTCAGCAACTTTTTAGCGAAACAGCTTTAACTATTGGAAAAATAGATGATTCTATCATGTATGATGATAAATGGTTAAAAACTACAGATTTTTATAAGAACTCTAAACGTAATCAATATATTCTTAATCAATCAAGAGGAGCAGGTTATTGGATGTGGAAACCTTTTATAATTTTAGATTCTTTTAAAGAATTGGAAAATGGTGATGTGGTGTTATATAGTGATGCAGGAGTAAAAGTAATAGGAAACCTTATTCCTTTATTTAAAGTAGCTCAAAGTGACCCTAATGGTGGTAGAGTGATCTTTAAATTACCTGCTGTTGGTGTACCTCATCATTTAGCTAGAACTTGGACAAAAAGAGATTGTTTTATTCTTATGGATTGCGATGAAGAAAAATATTGGAATGCTAATATGTCTAATGGTGCAGTTTCGTTATGGATGAAAACTCCAGAAAATATAAAATTTTTAGAAGAATGGTTAGAAATAATGAGAGATCCAAGAGTGGTAACAGATGATGCTAATATGTGCGGAAAACCAAATTTATTAGAATTCAGAGATCATAGACATGATCAATCAGTATTATCTTTATTAGCAATAAAATATAATTTTGTAATGTATAGAGATCCTACCCAATTTGGAAATGAAGAACTAAATGAATTTACTAATTCTCCTTATAAACAATTATTTCATCATCATAGAAATTTTAATCAATGAAAAAAGAATATTTAGATAGTGATATTAGTTTAGAAGGATTATATGAAGTAATTCCAGAACTAAATGATCATCAATTAGAAAAGCTTGTTTCATATGCATATAAATTATATTCAGACAAAAGATTTAAAAAAAATGAAAACTCTTAAAGCTATACCTATTGAAAAATATAATGATACTCAATTTATCTATAATTTTTTAAATGAAAATAAAACTATTGGAGATGAAGATGCAGAATATAATGGTCTTTGGCATGTTCATTGGAGAGGATCTATTGATAATAATAAAGTTATTCTTCAAATAAAATCTATTTTAGCTACACAATATGTAAAAAAAATTTATTTTTGGATAGAAAATGAAAATGTAACTAGAAATTCTCCTTTTTATGAAAATTTAATACAATTTAAAGATTATTTAGAAGTAAAAGTATTCGATAGAGAAATAATTAAACTAGCTCCTGGAAAAATTTCTAATAAAGCATGGATTATAAATTATTATGAGCGAAATCATGGAGACAGAAGATATAAAACTGATATGTTTAGGTGGATTATCTTAAGCATATACGGGGGAATGTATACAGATGCTGATACTTTAATGCTTAGAGATGTTAGAGATATTGAAATAAATAACTGGAGTTCTAAATGGGGAACAGATGAATATGCAGAATGCTGTATATTAAAATTAGAAAAAGAATCTGATGCATATGAACAAATGTTTCGCAATGACCCTACAAATCCTCAGTGTTTTTTGAACATTAAAAATAATCTACCAGAAGCTTTTAACTGGAAATATGATAATTTAAGAATAACTTCTTTACCCGGAGTATTTTTTGACATAGTTTGGACTTTAGATACTTTAGGATTGAAAGATCTCCCATTTTTAACATTTAATCATTTTGACCATTTTTTCCAAAAAACAGATAAAGAAGTAACCTTGGATAATTTTTTTAAAGGTTGTTTTGCATATCATTGGCATAATAATTGGGATGCTCCAGAATTAAAAGATTCTTTTGCGGGAAGATTAAATGTAGATATTGATAGAATCATTCATAAAAAATACGGGATTGTTCCAAATCTTATTTTTCAAGCATAAAAAAAGGAAGAACCTAGTTCTTCCTTTTTGTTTGGTATAAATATTAATCCGAAGATTAAATTACCTGACCGCTATTAGTCTTGAAGTACAATGTAATGTACTGAGTTTCTGGGTGGAAACCAGCATCTACAAGAGCATATCTTGACTTGATGATTACTTTAGGAGCACCAGTTCCTTCAGTAATAAGTTTAACAGATTCAGCCATTAAATAAGGGCAGAATATTGTTCCTGGCTCATCAGCTGCACCTTTACGTCCAACCAATACTCTAGTATCAGTATATAACATATTAGGATCTACATAAACTGTCATTCCAGCTATTGTTCCTAGTGGATATAATGAACCATTAGTTTGAGTGAATGTATTAGCTATTGGTGAGAAAGCATAAGCAGAATTAGTTTGAAGAGCTGTTGCAATCTTTAAGTTTGTAACTATAAAGTTAGCAGGACCTCTTCTACCTCTTTGTGCAACTACGTTACCAGCAGCAAGGATGTTAGCCATAACTCTTTTGATCACTGTATCTTGGTTCTCAAAACCAGTTGTAGCTTGAATAGGATAAAGTTGGAATCCTGGAAGAGTCATTGATTCAGTTGTGGTTGAACCAGCCTCTGAATAAGCATATGCAGTAGTTGTTCCAGCAACAGATGTATCTAATGCAAGGTTAAGGTTAATACCTTCAACTGTGTTAGCTTTAATGTGATTCCTCCATCCTAAACCAAATAATCTTGAAAGGATGTGCTTGTTAATAGATTGTGAGATCTCGTTAATACCTGCATTCTCAACCATTGCAATAACGTCGATACCCCATTGCTTGTTAAGGTCTTGAATTTGTTCTTGAGTAACAGATACACTTACTTGGAATGTACCAACTTGTACAAACTTTGTGAATACCTGTAAACCAAGAGCTCTTGGGTAAACATTTTCTCCAGTACCTCTGTCCATTGGCTCATAAAGAACTGTTCCAGATACAAAAGTACCATCCCAGTTATCTGTATCAGTTTGACCAGCACCTGCAAATCCCTGCACTTGATCTTCTAATGTAGAGATAAGAGTAGGATAAGTATTAACATCGTATCCAATATCTGAATTTGTATACCAACCAGCTGCGCCATCAAATATGTCAGCTAAATTATCATTAGCAGTACCAAAACTTCCAGTTTTGAACATTGCAAAACCATCAATTCTTGATTTACCAATATAGGTAGCTGTAAGAGTTGATGAGCCGGCAGATACGTCAGTTTGAACTGAGTTAAATGTAACTGTTGAACCATCAGTAACTATTCCAGATGATACTAATGAAGCAAAAGATGCATCCATTTGAATTTTAAATGCATGAGGAGCTTCAGCTAATCCTGTTGCAGTTGAGTTTGGATTCTCTGATCCAGATGTACCTGGTTGTGCACCAAAAGGCTGCTTACCACCAGCATATACATAATCAAGATAAGATACAACACCTGTTGGACCTGGCATAGGAACTACGTTCACTATATCAAAACCAACGGTTCTTGCAGCTACTTGAAGAGCCATAGGAAGTAATGCAGGCCATTTATCACCAGAACCTTTTGCTGCTGCTGCAGTAAATTGAGTACCAGTTGTTGCAGGAGTTGTAGCAGGTTGTGCATTACCAACACCAGGAACATTATAAAGAGTTGCATAAGGAGTACTTACTCCACCAAGCGAATCTTCATTTAATGCTTCGTTCAATGCATGATAATGAGCGTACTTTGCTACCCAAGCTTTACGAGTTTGATCAGTAACACCGACCTCCTCTAACATTGGGGCCCATTTTGCTTGAATTTGGGCTTCGTTTAATTGTTTCATAATTTAAAATTTATTTTTTATTTTATTTATAATTTCTATAAATAGTTATTTTTATACTTGTCGCACAATCTTAAAGATTGTATGATTTCATTTTAGTTCTAACTGCTTCCACGAGTGGATCTACAGCCTCGACTTCTTCTCCAGTTCTTTTAGAAGCAACTACACCTTCATTAAGAGGTGAAAATTGCGGCTTAAGACCAGATAATTGCCAGAAATTTTCAATTTGGTATTCATTAACTAAATCAACATATTCTGCTCTTGCTTGTATCATATTCTTTACAGCCTCAGATGAAGCTTCATAAAGATTTTTATAAGCTTTAGGAGCTAATTCTAACCACCTTGGTTCAACTTCTTTATCGCTTGTGATAGCAGTTTCCCAAAGTTTAAGAATTACATTTGATTCAGTTGTTGGAACTTTAGCAACTCTATTGTGTACTTTTGTTTTATCAGACTCACTAAGATTTGCAAACCTTTTTCTATCACTTTCACTTAATAATCTAGTGAATGGATATTGAGCTTTAGTTGTTTCGTCAAGTTCTCTTTCTTTTTCTAAGCTTTTTACGATTTTGTCTAATCTCTCATCAAGTTTGCTTGATCTAGTTTTAATAGATAAAGTTCTGTCTATTTCTTTTTCTTCAGTTTCTTCTTTTATTACATCAGGTTGATTGCCTTCTGCTTTTTGGTTAAGTTTTAAGTTAGCTGCTCCTTTCGGACCATCTTTTCCACTTAAATTTTCTGTACCTTTACCAGTAGTTTGTTTTTCGTCATCGCCTTGTTTTGGAACTTTAATAGCTAAAACTTTTTTGCCATCTTTTCCAATACTAATTTTTCCGCCATGATCTTGTTGTTGCACTGCAGAATCTTTTGTTTTTAATTCTGCTGGTTTTGAATTTTTCGGAGCAACGCCTTTCTTATTAAGACTTCTTTCATCTTTTCCAACTTTTGCAAATTGGGCAGCCTTATCTTTAGCATTTGTTCCTCCTACTTTAGTATTACCTACAGTTTGAGTTTTGTCTAATACGTTTCCAACTTTTAAAGTAGATTTTGTACTAATAGTATTAGCAAATTCTTCTTCATTAAGTTCTTTTCCTGTAATTGAATGTTTTGTTAGCATCTCGTTAATTTTCTTTTTTAGTTCAGGATTCTTCTTAGATTCAGCAACTAATTCAATATATTCTACCAATTTAGCTCCGTCTTCCTTGCTTAAAGATCTTCCAAACATATCCTCAGTATAATTTGCGGTATGATTTAAATTTTTAGCAATAGAAGAAGTCCATTCATGCATTCCATTAACGGCTTTAGCTTGTTCGCTAACCCATTCATGCATATCATTTATCGCAGCAGCTTTTTCTTCGCCCCATTCATTGAGTTTTTCAACCCATTCATTAACACTATTTAACATTTTAGCGTTATGATCAACAGTTTCTGCAATTGCATTTGTTACTTCTGCATTATTACCTACCCAATCTTGAGTAGCATTAAGAGTTTTTGCATTATAATCAACAGTTTCTACAATTTTCTTTGTTAATTCATAATGTGTTTCACTTTTTTCTGCAAGTTTTGCAGAGTGATTTCCAATTTTGTTTAGATTCTTTGCGATGTCAGTTTGCCAGTTAATTGCACTTTCTTGAATCTTACGGATTTTTTCAATGTAACCTTTAATGGTTTCTAATTCACCATTACCTTCAGCTAATCCGCCATTTTCAAGTATTGCGCTTTCAACGCCGGCCAACCTTTTGTCAAGTGCTACAAGAGAATCATTAAACTGTTGTGTCCACTCATTAAGAGCTTTATCATCAACAGGCATAGCATTGTTTCTTTCCATAATTTCTTTGTTTTTTTGAATTAAAGACTTGGCTTCTTCGCGTAATATTACTGCTGGGAACTTGTCAGTCACATCAATAATAGAGATGTTTTCATTTATAATACCGCATTCTGCGCTGATATCATCCTCTTTTTGTTTTTTAGAAGATTCATTGAAACTTTCAAGGAGAGCAGCTACTCTAACTTTTTCGGGATCTGACATACCTTCATTTACCTGATGTAATTGAGCATTTTCAAACCCTGGCTTAGCAACTAAGTCAAAGGTATAAATTTGCTGAATATTTACAGATTTATCTTCGTTAACAGAACCAGCTGCTCTTGAAGATATTGAAAGTGGTACGCCAGCTTCTAAAAGGGATTTAGCTATCTGACCTTTCGGTGTGCCATCAAGAATTTCAACACGTCCAAGGACTTGTCTTTTGCCTTGATCATACCACAGTTCAGAAACTTTATGAGAAACATTACCAAGTGAAACTTCGAATCTTTCTGGGTGATCTAATTCACCAAGAAGATTGCCCGACTTGATATCTTTCTGTAAGTACTCTAAGTGTGGAAGATATTCGCTTTCTTCATAAACACGACCATTTCGATTTTCAACACCAAACTCGGCAAAAACACCCTCGAGCATGGTTCTTCCATCCTCGCTAACTTTCTTGAGGTTCGTAGAAGAACGCTCTAAGATAAGTACTGTTTTTTCGCTCATAAGTTTAATACTTTTTTTAATTTATTGATTTTAATTTATTGATGGTAAGACATCACCTTATTCTTTATTTTATATATTACGTTCTAGAACACTTAAAATAAAACCTATTGCACTTATGAAATATAGAGAAAAGAAAAATGTGAAAAAAATAGCTGTTAAAAAAATTTAACAGCTATAAGGCTAGTGAAATATATAATGTTATTTAAATGTTATATTAAAATAACATAGTAGAATATCTTTCATCTTGATTAAACAAATGTAATGCTATATCATCTAACATTCCTTTGTTTCCATTAACAAAATTAACTGCATCTTGATGTAAATGCAACATATTTTTTTCAGATGAATTCAAAATATCAAAATCACTTAGAATAATTTCAGGTTCTATTCTTATATAATGATCTTTCATATTATATGATTCGTACATACATCTTGATTCATATTCAGCTATAATTGTACTTGATTGAATATTCATTTTAATAAGAAGATCAAACCATTTATTTTTACTTAGTTTTTCAATTCCTGGAAATTTTTCTATTCTAGGAGTTTTTCCTGTACCTACAGAAAGTAAAAATGTATTATCAGGAGTGATTCTTTTAAATTTATCTATAATTTCAGGAGTTTTTGAAGCTTCAATGTATGCTATCATAGAAGGATTATTTGCTATAACATTTGCATTTACAATAATATGTCTACCAATTCCATCTCTAAAATCAATTGGATCCATTAAAACTGGATGAGCGCAAGATCCCATCACGATATCTTTTACTAAAAGATTTTCATATTTTTTAGATTCATCTTTGTTTGTAAAGATTATTGGAGTTTCATTTAAAATATCATATCCAGTTATTGCTATAGGAAGCAATAAATCTTTCATTTTCCAATGATCAAAATATTTAATATGTGTTCCTGTAATTTTTTCTTGTAAATCAGTTTTTTTCCAATATTTTCTTTTATTTTGGTATAGAACTTCATTAAATTCAAAAATAATTGGAATAATATCTTTCATGGAAAATGCGGGCTTTCCATTAGAATCTGGAGTAATAATTAAAGAAGAAATAATTGAGCCTGCTGCTGTTCCAGCTACAAAATCTAAGAACTCAGATAAGCGTACTTTAGGGTTTTTAGCTAATTCTTGAAGTTTCTTTTCAATATAATCTAATATAATTGCAGGCACTATACCTTTTGCTCCACCACCATCTATTGACAATATTCTTACCTGCACTTTTCATCTATTATTTATTTATATATCTTACAGACTCACTGTCATACTAGACAATTTATAATTATAATGTCCGTCAACTTTTATAAGAAGATCATCACCATTCTGAAACGTAGAAGCAATTCCAGAAGCAGTATGCCCAAATATTTGGTTAATATCAGGGTAAGCGTCTTCTATTAATTCTAAGTAATCAGCCCATAAAGGACTTGGGTAGCTATGTCCACCTCTAACAGCTCCGATTTTCCACATTATTTCGTCGCCCTTCAATAAATTAAGAATTTGGTGAATTTTATATTTATGCAGATCTCCTCCATCAGTTTTATTATGAAGTGTATCTTCAGAATTTTTTAATTTCGGAAGTATTTCTTTAGACCAAAAATTATAAGTTAAGCCAGCATGAGTTGCTAAAGTATATTTTTTAGTCTTCCAATTCTCATAACCCCAAGCAACATCGAATATGTCAATATTATCTTTAAACAACTTCTTATAATCTTGCCACATGTGCCATTTAAATCCACTTATATTACTATAGTCATAGATATATGCCCAATCATGATTACCTAAAAGAAGAGTAACATTATCAGGATTTTGAATTTTAAATCCTATGATTGCTTCTAAATTATGCTTAATAAGAACTGGTCGAACATCAAAACTGTCTACATAGTCACCTACAAAAATAATATGTTGAAATTTTGTTAATGCATAATTTGCAATTTCTCCCCACTCATCTCGACCATGTACATCACCTATTATTAAAAAATTTTTCATTAAGGTTTTGCTAAATATAAATTTTTATACTCTTGCTCCATTGTTACATCTTTTCCGAACCACGAAGGAACTTCAAATTTTTCTGCTTGTTCTAATGTTTCAAATTCTATTTCTATTGTAATAAAATCATACTCATCATAAAAATCTATTTCTAATTGATAAATATCCAATGCCATATAATACCTAATTTTAGATATTTTTCTAGAACATTTTTTATATATTTCCCAAAAATTTTCTTCTGTAGTTTCATATCTCCATTCGTCTCTTATTAATAAACCTTTAGATTTTATCTCTAATTTATAAGTTTTCTTGTCTGGATATTGAACACTTTTGTTATACCTTACTCTAATAAGATATTCATCTCCGGGATTTAAATAACCTTGTGTAATTCTATGACCAGGATAAGTTTTAATATCAGAAGGAAGATGTTCTTCTTTTACTAACCACTTTCTTTCTATTTCCATTTATTGTGTTCTATTTTTAGATTTACATTGGTGTAATACTGTTAATATATTTAACATTTCTTCTGCAGATACTTTTGCTAATCTATCTACCCATAATTTTCCTTCTAAGTGATCATATTCATGTTGTATAACTCTAGACTTTATACCACTATATTCTTCTTTTAAGTAAATCCAATCTTCATTATAATATTCAATAACAATATGATCTTTTCTTATAACGGGCCCTTCTAATTCAGGAATACTAAGACAACCCTCATTCATTATCATATATTCACCCGTTTTTTCAAGTATAGTTGGATTTATGAAGACTTTTTTAATCACATTCGGTATATCAATAACAAAAAGTCTTTGTGAAGAACCTATTTGAGGCAAAGCTAATCCAATTCCTTTAGAATTATACATAGTGTCCCATAAATCTTGAATGATTTCTCTTAAATCTGTTCCTTTCGAGAAAGGCAAACATTTTTCTCTTAATATAGAATTACCATATAAGACTATGGGTTTAATCATTTTATTTTATTAATCTGCTATTCTTTTCTAGCTGTTTAATTTTAATTGTTCTATCTTTACAATAATTTTTTAGTTGAAATTGAACAACATGAAGTAAAACTCCACCAGTGATAGCTAAATCTTTCTTTTTAACAAAGTACATCTTCTGAGAAAATTTTAGTTTCTTTTTATTATCTATCTCAACTAGAAATTTGGATTTGTTATTTCTATATCATAATCTTTAAAATTTTTAAATTTTTCATTATCTATTTTAAATCGTTCCATAATTTTAGGGTAATCCCATTTTCGTTCAATTTGCAATCTATTGAGTCTAATACCTTCAGGTGGATTTAAATAAATTATGAAACATTTTTTTTTGTCTTTTTCTGAAATACCAGCAATTCCTTCTGTTTCCATTATGAATACATCACATTCATTCCATTCTGTCATTCCAGTTCCATAATAATAATTTCCATGTTTTGCATACTCATAAAATTGTGTACTTTCATCCATGAATTCTTCTTCAGATATAAAATGATAATCAATTCCATTTACTTCACCTTCTCTAGGAGATCTTGTAGTATAGGAAACATCAAGTTTAAATCCTCTTTTTCCAAATTTCTTTTTTAAATGGTCTTTTCCTGCAGCTACAGGTCCACAAATTATTATTCTTTTATTCATACTTAAAAATTTTAGCGGAAGAAGCGGGAGTTGAACCCGCTTGAGTGTTATCTCAGCCTCAGTTTAGCAAACTGGCACATTACCATCCTGTCCCTCTTCCATAAAGTATGTGTTTAAAAACCGCTCGTGATTTCGGTTGTATTAGTATCGTTACTGTCATGAACAAAAATTCTCTAATACCCAGATATAAAAGTTGTACACCTCTTATTACCCAAAAATCTATTTAAAGATTTAGTCACATACTTTAGAGCCGATGGAGGGATTCGAACCCACGACCTGCTGATTACAAATCAGCTGCTCTGACCAACTGAGCTACATCGGCATTTTTTAATCGTATATTTTTGTTATGTTAATTTTGTTTTTAGCTCTTTCTTTTGATTTGTTAATCCTTGATAATGAATTACATACCGGGCAAAAACATACATTACTATCCCAAATATTACTTTTACTTTTATTTCCTATACCATAAGGTTTCATATCAATCTAATAATTTTCTAGTATATATCTTAGATCATCACCACTGCATCCAATATATTCTAATCTATGCGCTCTATCAACTAATCCAAATTGATCATCTTCTGATAATTCTTTTTTTAAATCATCAAAATCTTCTTTATCAGGTTGTTGCCAATATCCAACCCAATAAACCATTTCAGTTGTTTCTCCATCATCAGTTTCTGGATCAAATACAATTATACCATGCGTACAATCTGCAATATTTTCTAAAGTAAATTTTCCTAACTGTTCCATCAATTCTCACCAATTTCTTTTCCAAATAGAATATCCTCGTTCTTGAAGTATTAATAAATTTTTCTTCAATTCAGAAAACGTGCATATATAGATTTCTCCTATACTAGCATTTATAATTCTTCTATTAAACTTCATGTTTCCATAACACGCACTTCCTAACATAGGATTAACATAAAGTGTATAATTTTTTCTAATTTTCATAGAGCCATCCACCAGAATCGAACTGGCCACCTCATCCATACCAAGGATGTGCTCTACCTACTGAGCTAGGATGGCATTTGGTTGTTTAGCGGGTACAACCAGAAAAACCTTTGTAAGTCCCAAACCTAAGGTAAAGGATCAGCGGAAGAAGAGGGATTCGAACCCCCGGAGGTGTAACCCTCCCTGGTTTTCAAGACCAGTGCCATAAACCGCTCGGCCATTCTTCCAAATTACGCAAATATTTCGTATATGCTATTTTCTGTTCTAAATTTTACATATTCGTATTTTCCTTCATCATTTTTTCTTTCTTCGAGAATTTCTGTAACTGGAGTAGTCATCCACCAATCTCTATTACTATAAGTTCCTGCTGTCATTGTTCCAACTCTCATTGATTCTCCTACTGTTACTTTACTTCCAGTTACTTCTTTAAAAGTTCCATCTTCATTCCAAGCTATTGATTCTATGAGACTACCTGAATAACCTTCTCCATCGCTCATTCTTCTTAACTTTGCCATAATTTTAAATATTTTGGTGGAACTTCTTCCACAAGTATTACATTATTTTCCGATTCATATATTTTATACCCATCGTGTTTCATTTGGTTTCCATCTATAACAAAAATAATTACTTCATTTCCATGTCTTTTACCGACAGTCATTGCAGTTATTGCATTTTTAGATAAATGAACATGTGACCTTTTCATAGGTTTTAATCCTTCTCTTAAAATAAGAGCAGCAATTCTTTTATCAGTTCCATGATAATAATTAGTTGGAAACTGTACTTCTTTAAATTCAATTCTCAAATTTAATTTAGCACTGTGACCTTGATGTGCTCTAATTAAAGATTTATCATTATTATATCCAAATCTCTTTTTATTATTATTTACAACTACATAATCTAATTCTTCTTGAGTTATATTTAATTTTTTAAGTAAATCTTCAACTTTAACCCAACCTCTTTTATCCATACTTAAATCTTCTGGATTATGTCTTAATAAATAAGACATTTTCTGTGATATTTTTCTATTATCAGTCATTTAAGTTCTTCATTTAATAACTTTCGTCTTCCCATTCAATTTTTTTACCTAAATTTTTTGCAACATATTCAGCAACTGCCCAAATACTTTGCCCACCGAAATCCTCAGCCCATGGACTTTTTGGATTCATTATACATGAAAGATCACCACTATTTAAAAGTATTATATCTCCAGAATAATCTACTTCAAAATAATCTAGAAATTTCTTACACTTTTCAAAATATATCTTTTCTTTTTCATCCATTTAGTGGGCCCGAAGGGATTTGAACCCCCGACCTTCAGATTATGAGTCTGCCGCTCTAACCAGCTGAGCTACGGGCCCTTTAAAAATAATATCTATACCCAGGGTTCTGTCTTGCACATACATTAATCTAAGCCTCTTACCCGACTATTATAGAGCTGCTTTCCCTCTAAGTCTATTTGAGTTTCACCCTACCCAGTACTAACGATTTTCATCTCCTGAGGTTAGCAGTGGTGCCCTGAAGTTCCTCACTCTTAAGTGCGTATGTGTAATATTATTTCCATATTAAATATAACCATTTTTTCATTCAGAAAAAAATTCTTTTTAATTTAAAATAAAAAAAGGGAACCATAAGCTCCCTTTTTCACTATTATTTAAGAGCATATTATATCCGTCTCGTACTTAATGTACTAGTTATTAATGTTGATATGGATATAATTCTCTTCATTATATATTATATATTACAAACTCAAAAAAGTTTTTGTTTTGTTATTGCACTACATACCGACTTTTGACAATAATCTTCCTGTAGTTTCTATATACCAATCATAATAAATAAACCCTGTAAAAAGCCAAACTAAAAACCAAACAGGAAATATTATACACATCACAAATCCGACAACTAAAAAAATAATAGAAACTATTATCTGAAAACATAAAATAATTCTATCTTTAAATGTTTCTATATATCTATTATCATAAAAGTAACCCATTTTATAAAATTTTAATTTCGACTTCTACAATTTCACAATCAAATTTATTTAATTCTTCTTGATCAATATATTCCGGAAACGGTTGAAATACAGGAAGATTATCAGTTTCTTCAGAAATAATTGTCTCAGATCCTCGATAATCTCTTAATTCTTTATGAACCATAAAAACTGGATCATGTTTAGTGCCCTTTTTAATAATTGTATAAAATTTCATGTTATAAAGGATTAGTACGAATTTAGATGAAATTGATTGTCTATATATTGGTCTTTCATAGCATCCTTAATCCAATCTATCGCATCAGCTAATGATTTAACTTCACATTTAGGATGTTCTGAGTTATAATATACTATTTTTTCAGCTCTTTTGTTATTATCTGCAGCTATCTTTTCGGCAGTTTTTTTATTAAGATATATTTTATAAAATTCAGTATCACCATAAGTTATGACCACCCAAACTTCATTATACACATCATATTCTTTGCTCATTTTTTCTTTTTACTATAGCTTTTATCCTCAGGAATTTCTTTTTTGATAATTCTTCTTGAAATTCTTCCTTTAGTTAAATCATAAGGCGACATTTCAACTGTTACTGCATCTCCGGGTAAAATGTTAATCATGTTCATTCTCATTTTTCCTGATGGGTGACAAACTATTTCGTTCCCCGCATCAATTATTACTTTAAAAAGTCCAGAGCCTAATGCTTCTGAAATTATTCCATTAACTACAATCGGTTGTTGTTTAGCCATTCTTTTCTTCTTTTAAATATTTCTCTATATCTATTAATGTATTTTTAAAATTTTCTAAAGCATCTACTATATTATCACCCTGTGCAAAAACTGCACCATCAGACAAAGGAGAGTAAATATCATTCGAGAATATTGTAAAACCTCCCGATTTTTCATCTTCGATTAATTCAATTATAATTTTTTTCATATCTTTAATCCCATTCAAAAAAAGTTTGATCTCTATTTTCTAATGCACATTTCAATGCTGTAACTATATCACAATGATAAATTATAAATCCATCTTCAGATGTCATACAAGTATTACCCATCATTGCTGCATCCCATTTATCCATATGAAGTCCAGTAAACTCACTTAACAATTTATCTATTTCTGGTTGTATAAATCCTTCCTTGTATTTTGTTGGATAATTATATACATAATCTTCGATACTCTTATTATCTTTTTCCATTAATTAATCTATTAAAATAATTTCTTTTAAATATACTGATTCGTAATTTACATTATCTATTAAATTATTTTGTTCATCCCACAACTTATCTAATTTTTTTATTGATTCTTTATTATTTTCTAAATCTAGAATTTCTTTTTCAATTTCTTTTGTTCTTTTAATAGCTTTCTCTCTTTTTATTTTCATATCTTTATCATATTCTTCTAAGAATTTATTTGCTTTTTCTTTATCGACAAAAGCTTTTAACACTTCTTCGTAAAAATCATCCCATTTTCCGAATTGTCCTATGATAATATGAATTTTTTTGATAGCTTCTTTTTTCATTATTTATTAAAAATTTCTTTCCAATTTCCTCTTTCAAAATCTTGAGATAATTTTATTACATTTTCAAACTTATATTCTCTAATATGAGAAGGAACGAAATCTGTATGTTCTTTTTCTAGAAAACTACTTTGTTCTTTAAGAGAAAACCCATCATATTCACCATTTTCAAAAATAATTGAAGCTCCTTGTTTTGTAACATCATCAAAATCTTGATAAAGATCATAAACAACACCCCTAGCTCCCGGACTATTTCCGAGACACTCTACAGTTAATTTTACTATATCTCCTATTTTCATATAATACAAATATAAATAAAAAAACCGAAAGAAAAAAATCATTTTAATAAAATTTATTCTTTCGGTTCTTTTAATTTATAAAATTTATTATTCTTTCGGTTCTTCTAATTTTAATACCATTGCTAAAATTAAATAAATGAAAACTACAGGAAAAACTCCCGTAAATATTGCTAGAAATACCCAAATGAGTCTCATTATTACAGGATCCGCTTCTGGATCAATATATTTAGAAAGGCCTCCACACACACCGAAAATTTTAGATTTAGGGCTCCTGAGTCTTGTTACTCTATTATACATATCGTTTATTTTTTTTAGTTATAATCATATTCAACACGCATCATAGGTACATATACTGCAATCAATTTAATCGCTATACAAGGATCAATGTGTCTTGATCCGATGACTTGTTGCATACTATAAAATTTTGAATCATAATATGTTTGAGCTTCAGGACTTGTAAACCATATTTTTCTAACTCCGAATCCATTTTTATCTTTTTCAAAAAACATAGTAAAGTCTTTGCTATACGCAACATATTGTTTTTGATTAGGATGAACTCCTATTTTAAAATTCATCCAAACAGAATCATAATAAATTGTATAAACTTCATATTCTCTTCCTTGAAAATAATAAATATCTTCAGAAGAAGTTATTACAAAATCACCACAATTTTTAGTTGTTCCAAATTCAGTAATTGCACTTATGTTCTTAAAGGGAACAATCATCCATGATTCAATTGCCATTTCTGATTCAGAAATAACATCCTTAAAAGGAGCAGTCATCCATGATTCAATTGCCATTTCTGATTCAGAAATAACATTCTCAAAGATAATCCAGTTTTCTAGCTCTTTTTCATTCGCCATAACCAACATAGTAGTTAAAAATAACATTAACGTAATTAATAATTTTTTCATAGTTTTATTTTTTTATTTGATTTATATTTATTATATATACTATAAAAAGTGTGCCAAAGTTCACTTTGTTTTGGAAATGAAACAGTTAATGTATTTTCTATTATGTTTAAAATTGTATCACTACCGTACACTTTTGTACTATAATGTACACTTTAAAATAATTCTGCATTTAAATGAAATTTCTTTAATAATTTAGGACTTATATAATAGAACCCAATTTTATAATCTGCGTACCTAACAATATTGCATTGCCAATATACTTTTTCTTCTCTTCCTATTGGTATTAACCAATAATAATAAAAAGATTCATTAGATATTTGATTAGGAAGGATATGCCCAAATTTAGAAACTAAGGGCACTTTTATTTGATCTTGAGTAAGTTCTACGTAATCTCCTCTGCCTCCATGAACTATTCGTTCAAAACCATCAGCAAAAAGAGTTCCATCTAAAAAATATAGATTTCTTATCATAAAATAGAATTTGTAACGGGAATGAGAATCGAACTCACGACCTCAGGATTATGATGCCTGTGCTCTAAGCCAACTGAGCTATCCCGTTATTTGGAACATACGAACTTAAAAGCGGTTACTTATTTTTAAGCATTCAAACAGTCTTACCGAAGATCATACCTGTTTCCCATCCTGTCCTCTTGGCTGGACCTTGCCGATGTTCCTTGGAGCACGGAACGGGCCTCGAACCCGCGACCTCCAGCTTGGAAGGCTGGCGCTCTACCAATTGAGCTATCCATGCATTGAGCAATAGATGAGGTTCGAACTCACGACCTCCACCTTGGCAAGGTGGCACTCTACCAATTGAGCTACTATTGCATAATTTCATTTATTATATTATCTTTATGTAACCCTTTGCTTTTAAACATTAAGCTAGCAACCCGAAGAGGACTCGAACCCCTAACGTCAGGTGTAGAAAACCTGCATTCTATCCAATTGAATTACCGGGTCTTATAATAACCTCTATAAACTTCCATTATTCTTCCACAACAGATTTTTACTTTATCAGACATTAAAGATTATTTTTTACTTCTTCCTAGTCTACGACTTGGAACTTTAACTCTTTTATCTTGTTGAGGACGGTTAACTCCGCGTCCTCTTCCTGTTCTCGGTCCATCACCATTAGGACCTGTTTTATCAAAATTTGGCATAATTTAATTTATTTTAATTTAATTTTTTTTGTAACCCTGAGAGGAGTCGAACCCCCATCTGAAGAGCCGTAATCTTCTATTCTATCCATTGAACTACAGAGCTATATTATATTTATATCATTTTTTGTCTTTGTTTATTATTCTTACCTACATGATATCCATCACAGTGCACACATTTGTATGCTCTGAAAATTCCTTCATATCTTTTTTCCATTGCTTCTGCTGCTCTAACTGCAGATTTCCTTGTATTATATTTTACTTTTTCTTTTCCTGTATCTGCTCTCCTATGAGAATTCTTGTGAAATAACCCCCAAGCATTTCTAGTAATAAAAAAGTTTCTTATAAATCGTTTAAATGGTCCTTGATCTTTCAGAGCCAGTATTATGTTCCTGATTTTCATATTTCATCTCCATATATTTTCGGATTACTTCTTGTTGTTCATTAGTTCTCCAAGCTTTACATTTTGTACATTCCCATCTTTGAAAATAACTATTAAAGTGGTTTAAACCACCACAAACACATAATTCCATCATTATAAGTTTTTAAATTTCGTTTCTTATTATTTGTTTTTCATCTACTTTTTTAAAACCTGTATTTGGATAAGCACATCCTTTATGATGCCATTGTCCCCCTGACCATTCACAAATAGTCCAATTTCCACTTTCGTATTGTACCCAATAAAACCCGTTTTTTCTCATATTCGGATAAATTCTCTTTTGGGGAAAAGTTATCATATTTTTATTTTCAAATTCTTCAATTTCTTCTCGAAATGGACATACTTGGCATATCTTTGCACCCAACTTTCTCTGCTTTTTACAGTTAACGTAAAACCATGTAGGTTTTCCTTCCTCGTATAGTTTTTCATACATATTGTAATTTTTAGTGGCCTGAATGGGAATCGAACCCATATCTCAGATTTAGGAAAACTGCAATCTAATCCGTTGATCTATCCGGCCTTTGTTATTTTTATCTTTATTTCTTTATTTCCTTCTTTATTTTTTATGTATAAAAGAGCTTCACTTTCTTCAACATATTCATGAAGTATTCCTTCTTCTAGTGTAATAAAAGATTCTCCATTAACAGAAACAGCAACTTTTATGTCATCATGTTTTTTTAGTTCTGCCATTATTCAAATCCCCCATATTTTACTTCCTCATCTACTTTGATTCCACAAAGTGTGCACCAGTATTCTGTAACATACTGTCTTTGTTCTAAATATCCGCCAGGAATTGTTATACTCTTTGTTTCTATTTTTTCATGAGTACAAAGCTTATAAAGTTTTTTCCTAGTTTCAATAATAGCTAATTCTGTTTTATGCTGAACTTCTTTAAGTTTTTGAAGTTGTTTCGATAATTCAAGAGCTTCTTTATTTTTTATTTCTTCTTTTTTAAGAAGATTTTCTTTTTCTTTTTCAAGTTTCTTAATTTCTTTATCGATAAATTCTGTAGCAGCTAATTTAGACGTGTCAATAACGTCTGCATAATGATGGTGTGACATAGTTTTTTATTTTATATGTAATTAAATGAAGAAGGATTTATAATACAAATATAACTAAAATAATTAATAGAAAAAAATTTATTAAGTGAGGATGGAGGGATTCGAACCCCCGACTCTCTGCCTGTAAAACAGAAGCTCTGAACCAACTGAGCTACATCCCCATTAAGAATAAAGGCAAGACTCGAACTTGCGCAAGACCAACCATTTTAAAGGATTCGAAACCAACTTCTCATTACGGCAACCTTATTCTCTTATTTCTTTTCTAATTACACCTAAAGTAGTTCCAAACGCAGATAAAACATGTAGAACTTTGCTAAATTGAATATCTTTTTTACCCTGTTCTAATTTTCGAATAAGAGCAATTCCTACACCCATTTTATCAGCAAAATCTTTCTGAGATAATCCAACCATTTTTCTTCGTTCAGCAATAAATTTTCCTATAGCTTTATATTCATCTCCTGGGACTCCATTCAGTCTTTCTTGTAAATCAGTTCGTATAGTAATAGGTTTAACGAGAACCTCATTTAATAAAAGACATCCATCATTAAGACATTTTTTAACCCAATAAATTTCTCTTTGGTCTAAGTCATCATCAGGTCTAACATATTCCAATATTTCTATATCGGGTTTATTTCCTAACATTCTTAAATCTTCTACCCATTCTTTAACTTTTTGGGAATGACTTTTTTTCATATGACTAGTTGGTCTTAACATTCCCAATTTCGTTTTCCCTACATAATGTATTTCACCAGTAACAGGACATTTTAATGCATAAATTAATCGCTTCATTATATTTATATGAATATACACATCTAAAGTTTCAATCCCTCAGACTTTTATATATTCATTTAAATATAATTGTCCCTTCCTTCTCTACATGTTTTTGATGAACATCTTTTCATATATTTTTTACAAAAAAATGCAGTATTTTTCTTAAATGAAATAATTCCTTGAACATTAGGTCTTAGAAATATTTCTTCTGGTTCTTTCGTATTAAATAACTCTACTGTTCCATTTTCAATACATTCTTTATACTGTTCTCTAAATGATTTCATAATGATTAAATTTTTCTACCTAATCTCCAACCTTCCGGAATTAAGTGATCCTTATATATTTTTTTGTTTTCTTTTCCATTAGTAATCCAACAAGTTCCATATTGAGAATTTTTAGCGCCTGTTCTATCAGCATTTCTCATTTTTTCTTTAGTTTCTTCACTATGTTTCCTGCCCTTCCATGGTTTCCACCCGTTTTTATATTTTTCTAATAATCCATTTTTAACATTTGTGATAAATTTTTCTCTATAAGTCTTATCATTTTGTAATTTTTCTGTTAAAACTTTATTAGCTGCTAATCTTCCTTTTATATGATAATTATTTTTTACAAACCATTCATTGAATCCATTCCCCCCTCCTAAAGTTAAATTATAGCAAGAAGGATCTATAATAATTTCTTCAGTTACAATAGAATATTCAAAATCTAACGCTTCTTCATAAGTATTAAAAAATTCTAAAATTTCTTTTTCAAAGTTTTCCGGGCCATATTTTTCTATAGCATATTTTAATCTTTTCCCTGAACCCATATAACCATCATCTAAATTATCGGTTTTATGAACTCCGAAATAATAATTTCCATTAATTTTATTCTTAATTTGATAAAAATAATTAAATTTTCTTTTCATTTTTATTTTATATATTCACGTTCAAATTAAAATTAAATTTCTTTTTGAACTGATTTTAGAAGTGCGGCGGAGGGATTCGAACCCCCGACCTTTGGGTTATGAGCCCAACGAGCTGACCACTGCTCCACGCCGCAATATGGGTCTAATATCGAATTCGAATCGATGCTTCAGGAACCACAACCCTGCGTGCTATCCGCTAACACTAATTAGACCATATGCTCTTCCCCTAGGACTTGAACCTAGAACGACGGATTAACAGTCCGCTGTGATAACCGATTTCACCAGAGAAGAATTTCATCAAAGATATAAAATTGAGAAAATTAAACTTGAGTATTTTACTGTGCTAACATTACACTACACCGCTTTTTATATCTGGTCGCGGTGGAAGGAATCTAACCTTCTCTAGTCGTTTATGATACGAAGTAACTCATTGTCGTTACTACAACTTAGTGTGCTTAGGTGGGCTCGAACCACCGGTCTCCTCGGTATCAGCGAGGTGCTCTAACCAAACTGAGCTACAAGCACGTGACAAGATTTTTTAGTCTATAATAGCGACTTTGGAATACTTAACCTCAACATAGACAAATCTTTTAAACCTTCTATTCTATATTGAACCTCATATTTTAAATTCGAGAAAAAGTAGAAGAGCTATATTATCCCCCAAGTGGCTTTCGCCTGGTGGAGACATTTGGATTCGAACCAAAGTTAATCAACGATGAAACTCTATCTGTTACTACGAATTAATTTGATTTTCTATGCTTTCCCAGCCGCAGGTTCTATGAAAATCATAACAGTCTGTCTCAGTGGAACGCGATGGGCCTCGAACCCACGACCTCCTGAGTGCAAATCAGGTGCTCTAGCCATCTGAGCTACGCCCCCATTAAAAAGCATGAGTGGTAGGAATCGAACCCACAACCTCTGGTTTTGGAGACCAGCATTCTACCTATTGAACTACACTCATATATAGCGGAACATGCGAGAATCGAACTCGCGTCACCGGGGAGACAACCCAGTAGGATAACCACTACCCCAATGCTCCAAGTAAACTGAGAAAAATAGAAGAGGTTGCAGGCGGTTTTGACACCGCGACTTTTGTTTAGAAGACAAATGCTGGACTCCCAGCTCGATGAAACTCTTTCTGTTACTACAGTTTAAATATTTTTTATTGAGAAAATTAGAAGAAATTGCCGGCCATCCGGCTATTTTCCCAGTTTTATCTGGCGGGAAAATTGAGAATCGAACTCACGAAGTAATTCTTACTGTTACTACAATAAATTGTGCGGGTACCCGGGATCGAACCGAGTCTATTCCAGCTTGGAAGGCTGGCGCACCACCATTTATGCGTCACCCGCTTTTAGTGCATCCGGAGGGACTCGAACCCCCGTACAACTTTCGTATCCCACCTTAAAAGGGTGGTGCCTAGTTCCAACTCGGCCACAGATGCAAAAAATTACAATACGTCAAAGATCTTTGGATTTTTAAGAAATCCTAAACTAAAAAAGGCGGAATCTTTTGGAATCCGCCCTTTTGAATTATGATAATTGATGATTATTCTTCAATATCCCTTTCAGCGGACAGTTTCCTTCCCTTCACGTCGCCATCATTGGCTGCGTTCCAAATATTCATAATATGTCTGCTTTTTATCATTACTGAAAGCTTTAAATTTATTTTAATCTATTTTATTATATATCATGCAAAAAGTTTCACATTTTTTAACTTATTGTAAAAAACAAGTCCGCTAGTTGTGTTAGTAGGATAACCATACTTGATTTAAAAATCTATTGCTGTTAGTTTCCGCCTTCACCCAGACTCATCTGGAGGTAATCATTTACTTCATGCTCACATGAACACAATAG